CTTAACTACTGTTCAGCACAGAACCCCCTTTGGAAACTTATTCCATCGTCCTTCACTCGATAGGAGCATCTACATGGCCCTAATGACTGTTTTAGACCCACCACAAACCCAGACTCCACCTTGACTTGGCAGAGAACGAAATGAGGGGAGGTCTGGTAAGGGGGCGAAGGCAAATGGATCTCTGACGATCGTTGCTCTCATCTTTACGACGAGAGACCGGTAGTCAGTAGTCCATCTACCTAGAGCCTGGGTGAAAACCTCCTTTTCCATGAGAGGATCCAAAAGCATCTTGTGGACACTTAAAGGCAGGACACTACCCCATACCTTCCCAAACTCCAGCCGAGCGCGAGAATCTAAGCGCGGATGGTCGCTATGCCTATAAGTCTTCCTATCGAGTACCATCCTCGAAAAGCCCAAATGATACTTACTACCATTCTTACGGGCCTTCCTAGGCAGTCGAATAGGCGACGACGGCTTAACTCCCTTCCACTCCTGCACCCATGAAATTCGACTATCGTCGCAGAGGATGTCTACCATAGCATGGTAATCCTCCTTTATCACGCGAGCATTCGTATACGCATAGTCGCGAATGATACCGGCAGTTCTACAAGTATTGGGGGACGCCACTACAGCATCCCTAAACCATCTCTTTTTACGGAGAGTTGTCCTCCAATACTTGGAGATCGATGAGAGAGAGTCGGCTACGCCACGAAGAGTGATTTCGTAACGCATCATTTGACATATCACCTTCATAACGTTCTCACGCTTAAAAGATGATAGGCCTTTAATGATGGATGACAGGATTTCTCCTGGTTCCAGCCTATCCTTACGAAGGAATGACAGAACGGGCTTCGCGAGAATGGATCCGGTATAGCCGTCGAACCACGTGCTGTTTAGGCACATGAATCTCCGAGAAACACCAGTCTTCTTCTCGTTCACGATGAGTCCAAAGCGAGACGTTACATATCTCCAGAGACGATAAAACTTATCATCCCCACAGAACAAACAATCATCGCCGTTGAACTTCCCGATCCGTGGTCCCTTCAAGGACATCAGGGCGGCCATGTCGAACACCGATTTGTTTAAAAGGCACAGAATTGGAAAACTAACTAAGTTCCCCATCATTGAACCCCTCTTTAGAGTAAACATCTCGGATGCACCACAAGGACCGATTCTGACGAGACTCTCGCCAAAACTCTCCCTGAAAACTCTCTCCGTCTCACTGTCCATATCGAGGCACTCTTCGATCACAACCTCCACGATTTCTCTGACCACGGGCAAGTAGATATTATCGGTTGCGGACGTATAGTCCCCGCTAATAAAACTCTCTCCGCTTCTCAGATCGCTTCGGACCTCTCGAAAGTCCTCGACACGTACGTCACCTCTAACGCACCATTTCTGGCGAGATATGTGATTGTAAAGAGCGTTGTGAACAGGAGCAAGGACCCGCTTAACGCGAGCACCTTGCATAGTGACGACACGGTACTTACCCTTGGTTTTAGCAACTCCCGCTCTGAGAACATTATTTCTAACATCCTCTTCATCGAGAGACGTACCAAGCGTACCGCCGTTTCGCTGTTTTGTCTCAAAACACCCTTGACGATCAGGGACGTAGATATCATCGTTTGCATGGGAATCACTGCCATGCAACCTCCAACCCTTAACCAGTTTCCTAGTATGGTATCTTAATTTAGGCAACCATCTAGAAACTTCCTCCAAACAAGATTCCGGAACATCGGTATGGAGTGCTTTGTCGGCCCATTTTTCCAGGGCTTCCTCCTCAGCACTCCGATCGCAATGTCGGCAGGCTCCGTCGAATAATCGTTTCAAGGAATCCAGTGCACTACAAAGCACCTTCCTCTTCCTCTCCCCTTTCTTCGAGAAAGACTGCAGGCAGTCAATCTTGTAAATTTCATATTCGTCTCGCAGGACAGAACATCTGTTCCCCTTAAAGGGGACCTTCGGAGTATTATACTCAAGACGAAGGAGCACAGAAGCCCTGTTGAGACTTTGTCTAAGTGACCTCGCCATCTGGCAGGCATTAGACTTTATTGAGCAATCGTTAGAGATTGCCAAAAAA